GTTGGAACTAGGATTCATTCTAGTTACTGGCATTCATGGCGACACCACCGACCGTGAATCCCGCTGTTGCGGAAGCGCCTCGCATGTCCATCATGTTGAAGAGGCGAGTGGAGACGAAAACACTGGAAGCGATGCGAGCCCAGTACCCCGACATCAAGATTGAGTGTCGGTTGAACAGCGGGGTCCACCACCACCCCCGGCTCGCACTCGAGCGCGAGATGGCGCTGAGAAGCTTCGCGACGAGAATGGCGAATGATACGATGATCACCGCTGCGAACCCCATCTACGACGTGTTTGGCAACGAGAGTGCCATGCGCCGTTTGGGACTGGAGCATTGCCACTCGGTGATGCCGGCTCAGGTAGCCTCTGACGAGGTACGCTGGAGCGCGGCTGATCCCGAGCGGGCCTGCCGACACCTACCGGACGAGTGCCGGTGCAAGGTGCCGTCGGTTGCTCTGTATGTGCAGTCGGTGCAGTACGCGGGGCCTCAGGCGTTGGCGGCTATGGTTAGCCGCTGCACAACGCACAGGGCGTACTCCATCGTGCATCGTTTCAGGGGGCTTGCAGGATCCTTTTACGGGGATGAGCAGGTCTGGCACAGAGTGGAAGGGGGCAAGGTGCATTGTACGATGGACGGCGGGGCCGTGTCGTGGCAACACAGTGCTTGCGATTGGTTGGATGAAGAGGTGTGGATCCCGGCGTTGGGTTGCACCTTAGTTTCCAACATGTTCTTCCAGGAGGGTAAGACGTTGATGTACGAGCACCAGCTCGTCCACAGAGTGCCGCCGCCTCGGGCGCCGGTGCTGCCGTGGGATCCCGCGTTGGCGAAGGAATCGGCAGGGCTCTACGCCCTGCCTTCCTCGTTTGCCGGGAGTGCTGAGAAGACGTTGAATTTGACCTCCGTGCGTTTCAAGAAGGCAAGAATTAGATTGGTTGCGGGCATCCTCATTTTCCTTGACGGGATGGAGGAGGAGATCGTGTTGAGTGCGGACATTGTGTGTACCCTCTCCCAACTCTCGTTGGGTCGGGTCCGCAATAGGGAACTCTACGTGACGATGCTGCGACAGGCGCGTTCGCTCTACGCGGATGTGCCCAACTTGCCTGCCACCCGAGTGATGGGTGCCGTCCTTTTCTCCGTGATGCTGGCCCTCAACCAGAGCACAGCGGAGGAAATCGACGTCTTGATGAGGGTGCAACATGACCAGAGCGGCCTTTGGGCTGCTCACTCGGACGCGGTCATGTTCAACCCGCGCACCTCCGTGTCGGGATCCACCCTGGCCGCTTGCGCGGCATCGTCGACCGTTAGTGCCGCTGCCACCTACATGTCACCCGGGATCTGGGGGGTGACGGTGGGCGGCGGGGCTACCGGCAGTACCATGGTTGCGTGCCATGTTCCCGCCGTGATGGCGATGGTGGTTACGACCCCCATCGCGACGTTCACGGTGGCCCCCTTGATGTTTGCCTTTAGTGCGTGTTCGGCG